CCTTGTGGCCCTGCGGTGATGCGTTGACGATTACGAGTATTTTGATCTGCCGATCTTCGAGTAAACACGACTCGTCAGGTGAGCCGGTTTCCCGGTCGTGCCCTGCAACAGCGCCCTCGTAGGCTCCTGGGACTGCAAACGCACTGAATCGGTTGTTTTCCGATAAAGTTTTTGTTACGTTTGCCATGTCGCCCAACGACAACGTTACCAACTGCCAGCGGTCCGGTCAATATGATGTAAGTATTCGCTGGGCCCCTGGTGGTTGGTAACGACCTTTTGTGTGGCCGGTAGCTCGCAAACACACTGAATCGGTTGACTTCCGATAAGTTTTTTGCTACTTTTTCACATGGTGTCAACCCTAAGGCACCCGCGTTACCGGCTGCCAGCGGTTGGGTCAAGGATCAATTTCGGCCCTGGTGGCTGGTAACGCACCTTTAAGGGACTACTCGCCCGTCTGCTTTGGTCCCGGGATGCCCTCGGGTTGTGGCATTCCACCCTGCTGCGGCGGTCCCGGCGGTTGACCGGGAGCCCCAGGTGGCACCATCCCCGGTGGAGGCGGTGGCGGCACGCCGAGCGGCGTCTGTGGATCGGGCGGCCGAGGTCCGAGCGTCTGAACCATCTTCTGTGATCCTTGCGCCTTTAGCTTCTGCTCGACCGCGGCGTACCAGTAGGAAAGGTTCCCCTGGAGAGGCGGCACGACGCCAGGAAGCGCCAAGAGCTGATCGGCTTCGGCAATGCGCTGTTGCTGCGACGCAAACCGCATGTCGGCACGGATGCGGAACTTGTAGCTCCGCTGGTACATCTTCCGTGTGACACGGATCTGCTCCATTCCACCCTGGAGCCCGCCGGAGACGTACACAAGCTCCTCGTCGGGAAGGAACATCGCGTTCAACTTGGCATTGTTCTTGGCGACTTGCTCGACGCCCTCGACGAACTTCTTCCCCGAGACAGAGAGCTGCTTCAATGCCTGCTCAACACGCGAAGAGAATCCGCGGTACGTTTCACCGGACTTGCCGCTTTCACCCGACAAGGCCGCGGTGGCACCGAAGGCAGTCTGGGACCACCCGTAGATGCGCTCCACGATTTCCCCGAGCTGCGGGTTCGCCTGCGGTGGCTTCAACGGTACCACGGCGGCGGCGACCTGCTCAGGCGAGATGCCCGAGAGCCGATTCACCACGCCAGGGCCGATCTCGAAGTCCCCCGCCTCGAAGTCGATCAAATCCGATGCAAGGTATGTCCCGGTGTTCGCGAGCGTCGCCTGGTCGGACATCTGGTTGTAAGCATTATTCGCCGCACGATTCATGTCGGCGTACATCTGCCCCGGTGAAAGCCCGAGCGTCCCCAGCATGTTTTCCATGCAAATCGCATGGGCGAACATCTCCATCGGCACCTTCCTCGGAGGCTCTGGTTCGGGATACGTTACCCCGCCGAAGCCATCGTCCATCGGCGAAAGCCACCCGGGCGGAACCGGCTCCTGTGGAGCTTGCGGTGGGCCTGGATCGTCGGCCTGCATCCCCATGTCGATTGCCGTTTGCTCCTCGGGAGAAAGCGACTGAGATATCAAATCCACCGTCGCCTGACGCTCGGCCGCGTACTGCTCGTATTGCTGAGAAGCAAGCTGGTACTCCTCCATTTGAGCCTGGAAATCACCCAAGGATTGCAGGTACCCCTCACGCTCCCGGGTCTGACGCTCCCAGCGGATCTGATCTTGCCAGTCCACTTCCTCACGGATGAAAAGCCGCGCCACCGTGCGCGTCTCGGAATCGACGATGGCCGTAATTGGACGCGGAACATCGCTTCCCGGAAACGCAAACGAACCTTCGTACCAGTACAGCTTGTAAACGCCGTTCCGCTCGGACTTGTCCGGCGCAATGATTCCCTGCGTCTCCGCGATGGATTCGCGCAGCTTCGACTCCGGCTCATCGTCCTCTGCCGACGCATCTCGTTCGATGATCTTGTCTACATTCTCCCAGGTTCCAGACGCCTTCATTTGAAGGAGATCGTTCTTGCGGTAGCGCAAGAGCTTGATCTTGTACGGCACGTCGGAGTAATCCGGCATCGTGGAAACGTGCGAGTATGGCGTGTAGAAATCGTCACACGAAAGCGCCTCGTGACGGTTGCAGCGCCGAATATCGTCGTAATACGAATGAACCGTGCAGTCGCCCACGTTGTAGAAGTAGTGAACCGCACGCTGCATCTGGCGGCGGAAGTCGATGGTCTTCTCCGTGAACTGCCAGTCCGTGTGCTTGCTCACCATCGCAGACTCAAGCGCCGCGATCTCCCCGGGCTCAACCGGCTCTGCCGAAACGAACGCATCGCCCGTCAGAAACACCTCTGCGTAGGTGCGCGACTCAAGGCGAGACACGCCTTCCAGCATGATCGGAATGTGGATGTTTGAGCAATGCTCGAAGGGCTTGCGCTTCGGTGGCAAGTGCCCCGAGTACAACTTGTAGTTGTCGGCCACCTTTTGCCGGTATTCCTCGCTCGACTCGTAAGCCTCGTCAAAGTCTTCGCAAACCTGGTCCGCGATGTCCTTGAGGACGCTTCGCCCCTCTTCGCTGCCCTTGAAATCGGCAACGAGATTAGGCGATTCGTCGTCAATCTCCAATGGAGCATCTTGCTCTTCCTCCACGGGGACTTCATCAACTGGCATTTCGAGTTCTTCGTTTTCCATTGCGTTCCTCAGTATTCGGCCCCGTACCCGGAGCCCCATCCACCTTTATCACGCTTCCTGCGCTTCGGTCCATCCTCGTCGTCCATGTGACTCTGGCGGCGATTCTCGATGCGCCGTCGCATGGATTCGCCATCTGCGGTGCGATACGCGCAATTAGAAACAACCACCCCGCACGCGACAAACGCACCCATCACAGGCACCGTAGTACAGTAAACATCAGCCTTCCCGGCGGGACTCACGCTTAAAACTTTCACGGCACTTCCCAGAACAGGTCTTGATGTCCTTGAACCGTGTTCCCATGAAAGCGATCCCGCAGGAAGCGCAAATTCGCTCAATGTCATCGACTCCCGATTCTCGCCTGTGCTTTGCTGCGCATTTTGGCGAGCAAAACTTCGCAATGGAGCAAAGGCACAGTCGCTTTCATCCATCGCGTCAATGCGTTTCCATATGCCCTTGGTCGTCAGTATTCGATGGTCCGGGGTGGCCACCATCGTTTGCCCATTGGATAACATCACATTTACGACATCCCTGGAGACGCCAGTCTTGAAGCCACCTGCGCATGGATACCAGCGACCATCGGTAGAAAGAACAAGATCGTCGTCGCGAAGATCCTTCACAGGAACGTCACCACGACCAGTCGTTACCGGTGTATTTGACGCGATGCACGCATACGCTACCGAATCGTACCAATGGTCGGTGTCGCATTTCAGCGGCGTGTCACGTTTCTCCGGGTCCAGATTGTCGTTGTCGGCCGGAATCGTCGGGAGGGTCTTCACGATGTTGTCCGTCAGTCCCGCGAAAAAGCAGATTCCGGGCCGCTGCATCCCGCCGCCGTGAGAATCCAACCTCGCCAATACCCGCTCGGCGTTCATCTTCCTCGAACGCTTGTCCGCCTTCGTCCAGATAACTCCGTGCCTCGCCATGCGCTCCGCGTGAGAGTCCGCCGATGACACCTCGCCCCAAAGGTTGGTGTCGGCTGGTCCGGTGATCTTGGAACGCCTCCCGTGCCAAAGCCCCATCTTCTCCTCGATTCGGCGGATCTCCATCGCCACCTCGTCGCCGTCCTTGAACCGGAACGAATACTCCCGCTCGCAGATCAAATTGCCATCCGGGTCCACCGCCCACCAATGAACACACCCGTACGACTTGTAGCCCCAGTCCAGCGACCGGAACCTCGGCCAGTCCCCGGGAATCCGGAACGGCGGAATTACGTGCAAGTCCGGTCGCCAGTGCTCCGCGAAGTAGGAGTCCGCCGTCACCCACCAGTCGCCGTAAAGCAACGCCCGCTTGATGTGCTCGGGTCGCCCAAGGAGCTTCTTCTTGTACTGCTCCACGAACCCCTTGTCCGGGTTGTCGTCGATGGTCGCCGGGATGTAGATGCGGGTTACGTAGTCCCCGTTGTCCAACTTCTGCCGCATCAGCTTCCGCCCCGATGGCGCAGGGTCAACGAACACATCGCGCACCCACCCCGGGCCTGGATTGGAAGCGCCTCGAACGCACGCCATTCGCCGAAGCACCGGATTCGTCGCACGGTTACGCGAGCAAATTTGCTGATACTGCGTGTCCGTGAACTGCGTCATCTCATCGAAGAAGATGTGGACGTAGGAGTGCGTGTAGTAGTTCTCCCATGAGTCCGGATCCTTGCAATGGCCGAAGACGAACTGCAAACCGCTGGAAAAAACGAAGGTCATCGTCTTTTCGCGGAAACGCACGTTCGGGTCGATGGCCTTGAACACCGGAGCCGCACGGCGAATCGTGGTATCGAGACCCGCGGTCTTACGACGAAGGTGTAGGCACTGGTCGTCGGCGAGCGTCCCCCACTTCACGATTCCACGCTTGCAGAGCTCGTTCGCCACCACCACGACCGGCATGGCGTCGTGTAGACCCCACAGGGATTTGCCAGTGCCAGCCGCACCCGCCACCAACGCCTCGTCTACTCGAAGACGATGGCACTCTTTTCCCCATGGGGAAGCCTGGTATATCCCGGGAATCTCCACGAAGTCAATCTCGTGAAGCCGATCTGTTGGGATATTCGACAGGTCCAGCATTTACCACACCGTATCCGGCGGACCGAAGTCGCCATTCATGTCGTAGTGACCCACCGCCACGCTGCAATCAATCGCGCAACGGTAGCCGTACTTGCGGGCGTCTCCCCAAAACGCCAGGTCTTGCGTCCCGATACCTCCTTTGCCCGCCTTCGTCTCGAACCAAGGCTTTGCAAGTCGCGCGTCCTTGAACATCGACAACCGCCACAGGTTGAAGCCCATGCCGGTCCCACAGCATTCCACCAGCCCCCCGTTCGGGTCCGGCGGTTGCGGGCGGAAATTCACGAGAGGATCTTTGGGATCTCCCCATATCTGCGGAACACCACCTTCACCCTTGGTCCAGTAGAGCCCGCCGATGCACGCCAGCTCAGGGTGCGCTTCCATCTTCTTCACCAGACTGATCACGCCATCCGAGGGCGGCATGTTGTCGTGTTCAATCGTCAGGATGTACTCCCAGTCCTTGAGCACCGGATGCTCCAAGATGCCGGCGATTGCCTCGCTGTAAGCGCGTCCCACTTCCATCCCTTGCGCAAGGATTCGCACCACGCCGTTATTCGGCGGAAACCCAAGGTTCCAATGGGAGAGCGCCACCTTTGCCGAGATGGTATTCCCCGTTGGGATGATCACGACGATCCGCTGGTTCTTCCAAGAGCCATCCCTGATGATACGCGCCGCGCCTTCCTCGATTTTCGAGTTGCGCAACCCCGCGGTGTCCTGGATAAGCAAGCTCACTTCTTCACCGCCGTTCCATCGACGCGACTGGCCAGCCATGTTAGCAACTTGGCGAAACGGTGGCGCATTGAAGGCGCTTCGTCTGCCACGCGCTTCGCCTGTCGATACATCCCACCGCTAGTCGTTCCGTTCGGGAGATCGGCTCTGTAGTATTGAGAATAGGACGCCGGCTCGGTTGAGTAGATTCGAGGATCGCAACTACACATAGCCATTGATCGCGCGGTTGAGTTCGTGCTACCCGGCGGAACGAAAAGTCTACTGTTAGTCCCCAGATCGGAGCGATGAATGCGATCCGATTCCCTGAATTTTTCATTTCGACGCCGAATCATATCTTCCTCTTCCAGTTGCCGCTGCCGCTGCTGCTGCTGAAGAAGCATAATCGCTGGAAAATTGTTCATTTTTTCACCGCCGTTGCCGTGAGGTCTTGCGCTACCTCGCGGTAGTGGTTCACCGCAAAACCCTGCGTCTCCTGGTTTCGCTGCGTCCATGGCGGAATCAGCGAGTACCCCCATGTCACCTCGAAGTCGCACTCAAGCCCAACGTGAGGCGCATTTGTAGCACGCCATTCCTTCGACAAGTAGTAGAACGAGAACTCCACCACAGGTGGCCACTTGTGAGTTGGGTCGCCGTAAGCGCGCCCGCTCGACCAGTGCGGCACCACGAGCGTCATCTTCGCGCCCACCTTCATCACCCGGTAAAGCTCATTGTAGAACGCAATGCGCTCTTCTCCGTCCAGGTGTTCAATGAAGTGTGAGCAATAAACCTCTTCCACCTCGCCGTCCTTGAACGGCAATGGCTCCTTGCGCACGTCCATCACAGTATCCACGCCGTCGAACTTGATGGCGTCGATTCCATGGAACCCTTCTCTCTTGTTTTTTCCGCATCCTATGTCGATTTTCACGTCTTGCTCCCGTGTTACGTTTCCCATGCCTGATTTACGAAGTTTGCATACCAATACTGTCGGGTATTCGCCGAAATCACCGATGCCGGCATGGTGCTCGTTGTCGTGACGGCGCTCGCTATCCCGAATCCGATCCCAAACGTCGGATTCGATGAAAAGGATTGATCCGTAATGCTTATTCCAAGCCTCTTGAACGTCAGCGACCGTGGCTCAAGGTGAACGTTGGACAAGTTGAACGTGTGGGAAAGGCCCGTTAATGAGCTCGTCGAGCTGTGTCGGTGGGCGATGAAGTACAAGCCCTCCGAAAGCGACGTTTGGCACGGAATCGCTATGAACCGGTTGCTCTGCAAAAAAAGCATGAAGTTCGATGCGCTCGAAGTCGTCGTAAAAGACGATGTTCCGCCCGTGGTATTCGTCACCCATCTCAGTGTCATGGTATTTGAAAGCGAGGTCCACGACATGCTGAGCGACAGCCCGAAAGACGCGGTGGTTACGGTCGTAAGGCGCGATGAGTTTGTCCCCGTATCCTCACGGCGAAAGATGGTGATGCCGTGCGAATAGGAGTGCCGCTGGTTGCCCGAGCCGCTTGTCGAAGTGCTAAAGTGGGCGGCAAGGCTGAACGACTTCAACACCATGATGTTGCTGAACGTCAGCGGCTGGTCGAGAGACATCGGGTTGAACCACCACGAAGCAGGGGCGTGGCTGGAGGCTCCGGTTCCGGTGATAAGAGGGAATAGCTCTCTCTGAGACAGCACGATTGCCGCTCCGCCACCGCCCGATGCCGCGGACAATGAAAGTGTGAAGCCCGCGCTGTTACTGGCGGTCGTTCCCGACAGGTTGGTGAGGTTCAGCGTCGGGTTGCCGTGCGAGTGATCCGACAGAGCCGCCGTCGTCAGCGCATTGTGAGAGCCGACGATGGTGTGAAGGCCACCCGTCCCGGAGGACAGCGAAAGCGTAACACCGTTCAGATTGGTGAAGGCGAGCCGGCCGACCGTGCCGGACGTTGCGGAGTCGGATACCGTCCACGACGTGAGCGCCACGGGTGCAGCCGCCGACAAGGAAAGCGTGAGGCCGGCCGAGTTCGAGTTGGTGGTGCCGCTCAGGTTGGTAAGGTTGAGCGTCGGGTTGCCGTGGGAGTGGTTGGACTGCGCAGCGGTGGTCAGGGCATTGTGAGACGCGACCATCGAGCCGTTCGACGTGTAGAACGAAACACCGTTGAGGTTTCCGAAGGTAGCCGTTGAGTACGAGAACGATCCATTGCTTCCCGACAGTGCCGGGGTGACACCGCCACCGCCACCACCCGCTGCCGATGCCGTCAGGGTCGAGCCACTGAGCCCGAAGGAAACGCCGTTGGAGTTGTTGAAAACGAGGCTAGAGAGTGAGCCCGACGACGTGCCGGCGGAGAACGTGATGTTCCCGCCTCCACCGGACGTTGTTTCTGGCACAAAAAGCGGCATTAAATCTCCAGGATCTTCTCGGCGATGGTGCTATCAGGGTCGGCCACCACGAACTCCCAGGCCGAGGTCGTTCCGTTCGGAATCACCGGCTCATTGGCCTTGAAGTCCGACGAGAACGTCATCGTGATGTTGCCGCCCGTATTGTTGTAGACGTGGAGCAGGTACCGTCTCCCGGCCCTCAGTCTATTCAGATCCACCGACGAGGCTACCGAGATTTCACCGCCGGCAGTCGGCTCAAGAAATACCGTTCCGTGGCGAACCATATCCCAAACAAAGCCCGAGGCGCCCGTCGTCTCGAAGGTCGTGGACGACTCGTTGGCAAAATCGCGAAGTTTCGCCAGGAGCGGAATTACCTCGCGCTCGAACCACCGCTGGTACTCCGCTGGCTTCGGCGGGCGCTGGCTGAAAGCCGCGTCGATGGTCATCATGACCGTTCAAGCACCTTCATAATGGCGTCCCATAGCTCTTGAGCCACCTTGTCACCGCCCACTCGTCCCGGAATGGCAGAAGCGCCCTCCTTGAAGATGGCGATTCGGGTGTCATCGTCGAAAGACGACAGATCCTTCGACGACGTTGCGTAGTCCCCGGTGAAACGGGCATATTCCTGCACGCATCGGTAGGCAATCGACGCCTTGGTTCCAACCGGGAGCTTCGCCGACGAAGAAACCGCCTTCCAAAGCCCATCGGCATAGGGTCGAGTCTGAACCGGGAGCTGGCCACCGTTGATGCGAACCACCACACCGGGAACAGGACCGCTGACCGGCGTCTTGATGTCATCGGGCATAACCAACCACCCGCTTGACCCGTTCTTCACATGCTGAACCCAGTATTTCCCGTCTTGCATTGCTCAGTAGTCCTTTTCTTCCGGCAAGATGTCAATCACGTCGTACTCGGCCGCCCGCTTTATCGTCGGGTCCGAGCTTTTATCCTGGATGAACACCGCCACATTGAGCGTGTTTCCTTGAGCGACTTGGCGATTGGCCAACATTTTCTCGTAGCCCTTCACGATTTCCTGGCTGTGGGTGAGGTAGATCGGCGCCTCGGAACGATTCTTCTTCAAATCGCGAATCAACCGCTTCTTGGCCTTGGCTTCCTTCACACTCCCGGCCTCCTCGATTTCCTCGGGGGTCAGGATATTGGGATCCAAATCGTCGTCGTGGAAGTGAGCCTCGGTCGCGGCCGCAATTACCCGATAAGCCTTCTCGGCGATATCATTTTGCCACTCCCGCAGCTTCTCAATCTGCTTTTCGGCCTTGGTAAGTTGCTTGCCTTCCATAACGTTCAGAATATCATGCAGACATGGAGCAAGCACAAAAACGGTACATCGTTGGGTTCAGCCTCACGATGAAGGTCGGCCAGGTCATCCTCTCGCCGGTTCATTCCTGCGACGACGAAGAGACGGCCAAGCGCCTTGGGAACGAGCTCTTGGGGAGCGTCCGGGCGATGCCGAAGGAGTACATCCAATTCCTGAACTTGTTGGGAATTGACTCCATCGGCGTCTCGGCCATCGGGATACCCTCCCCGACGACAAGTGCCATTGTTGCACCGCCGTCAGGGCTGATCCTCCCGCGGTAGCCTAGAACGGCACGTCGTCATCTTCCGATTGAGCGGCGCGTTCTCCGGGAGCCGGCTTTTCTGGCTTGCGGCCGCCGGTCTGAGATTGGCGAACTCGCCACGCCCGGAGGTCATTGAAGAACTTCCCCTCGTAGCTGCGCCCTTCGACCTCGAAGAGCACATCCACCTCATCGCCCTCGGTGTACTGAAAGTCGGTGGCCATCTCCCCCACCACCTTGAACTTGGGCGTTTGGGCCCGGTACTTGGTTGGGAACTCGATGGCGAACTCACGGGTTGGGAACTGCTTCGCCCCCATCAGCTTCAGGTCCCCCACCCACACCACTTTGCCCGAGATTGAGAATGACGACATTTCCTTCTTGCTCCTTTTCTTTGTTCACCGGCCACCAGGCATTCCGAGGACCCTTCCCCAGAATCCCGCGCTTTGCGATTGCCTTCATATGACACGAAACTGCCTGCTTGGTCTTGATGCCAAGCGCCGCCCCAATCTCAAATAGCGTCGGCGGGAACCCGTTCTTCCGAACGCCCTCCAACACCATGAGGTAGACCTGGCTTTGAAGCCTCGTCAACGGGGTATTCTCATTGACCATTCTTCTCCCTGAGTTCTTTCCACCCATTACTTATCCCTCCCGGTGAAGTCAGCCTCGGAAGCGAATCCCGAGTAAGCCACCTTTCGATGCTCCTGCACGCTTTGCGAGGAAACCACCTCAAGCCGCGCTTTCTCCTTCAACCGCTCCCTGCGCCCCGGCCGAGGACCCTTGACCGGCATTTTCTTCGGCACCTCCCCGCTCTCCACTTTCTTCCAAAAATAATCACTCATGGGGATTGTATACCTTACAAACATAAAGGTTGTCAACCTCAGAATATCCAGGTCAAGCCCATAATCCTGTAAGCCAGCTTACCAATACCGCACCGCGTCATTACACACGCTGACCGGTAGCTTACCCGGTGGGTTTGCTTACTAAACTGGATCGCGTAAGCGAGACAGTTTAGGTTCCTACATCGCGCTGAGAGGTAGGTAGTGAGAGCCTTGCGGCTCTACGGTCACTTTAACCCTTGAACGTAGACCAACCGTTCAAGCTCGGTTGAGGCGAATCACGCGTGCCCTCTAACTGGAGCATCGGCGCTTTTGCCCCTCACTCGTGAACTACGCTGACACCCCGTTTCCTACGACTCCACTTGATGCGCCAACCTGAAGATCTGCACGTAGGCCCCGGTATAGCCCCCCAGTTGTGCAGCAGGCCACGGCGTTCAGTCGTAGCGAGGTGAAAACAACACAAGTACTCATTGAGCACCGCTGAGGTTAGCGCGTGACGCGGTGCAAAGTCAAATCTCGATTTCTTGGATTTTTCGCGGTGGGGGTATACACGGAACGGGACACCCCCGTTCCCCTGGGGGTACCCAACGTGCTCATCGACAATAGTACAATAAATACGCGGGCTTACGCCACGCTCCCACAGCGCGGGCCACTCTCAGTAGCTACCAGTGCAGTACAAGCGTGCCCCCCCTCTTTTCGCCCGCCTCCATGGATTCAGCGCAAGCTACGTACGCCTGAAGCACGCTCGCTGCGCTCGCTTTTGTGGCTACGCCACCGGAAGGGAACGCTCGCAAAGCCTCGCTCACAGGTCCATTGAAGGCGGAGTAGACGGAGCCTCTATCTATAGATGCTTGCCGTGAAGGCGGGGACAGCAGACCCCACCCCCACCCCGCCCATATCTATAGATGCTTGCTGTAGAGGCGGATGCATTCCTTGGTAACGGCGCGTGCCTCTGCGGTGGTTAGCTTGCGGTACCAGCGGCGGGTGGTGGTGCGCACACGGGTGTCTGCATAGTGCGGTGTGGAGAGTTCGACCCTAATCCCCAATCGCTCAGCTACAGCGAGTACCCGCCCAAGGTTCGGATGCCCCAGCGACCGAGCCACCGTCCGCAGCGTAGTGCCCATGCCTGGTTATAACCAGTCATGCCCGGTTATGACAAGCGGTTCCATTAGATCACTGAGGGGCGGGTGAGCGAAAGCGAACAGGGGGGTGGAGACTCGAGCCCCCATGGGGTCTGGAGTCACCAGGGGGTGGGGTCTGGAGTCACCAGGCCGTGACAAATTGTCAATGAGCTCGACAATCTGGCAAAGCGACACGGCGAAAAAAAACACAAAAAAAGTTATTGACACTTGACCGGAGTCAAGGTATCTTAGATTCATGAACAAGACGAAGCGAACGGCACTAGAGATGATGCAAGGGCAAGACCGCGAGGAGATGATCACCATGACCGTCATGGTGGCGGTAGGCATCATCGCATCAGTCATCGGAATCTTCGTCAAATTCTAACCCCGGAGGGGGGCCTCCGCCCCCCTCACTAACCCGACCCAAAAAGGAAACCCGACCATGAAGAACACAGCAACCCGACCGGACGATACCTTGACTGTCTCTCAAGAGCTATTCGAGATCGCAACGGCCGCTAAGCGCCTAGCGGAACGCACTATGGCGCTGGCGGAACGCGCACTCTCAGAGGCGGCCGACACTGGCGACCTCGAACAAGTAACGGCCGCTGAACTTGCCTTGTCCGCAGCATCGTCCGCTATCACGGCCGCCTCCGATGCTCGGGCAGCATGGATGGCAAGCGTCAAGTTCTAACCCTTGGGCGTCGTTCGAGGGGGTGAGCTTCTCACCCCCTTCATAGGACACCTAAGCTAACCAACCAACAAAGGAAACCGACCATGAGCCAGAGCCAGAATCTCGAACAAGCCACCGCCGCAGTTGAAGCCGCCCTCCGCGCAGCATCGCGCGCAAATGAGGTCGCCGCATTCGCCCTTGAAGCTGCAAGGGCTTTGCATAGGACTTTGAATAGCGCAACGTTGCGTGAACTAAATATGAAACGCGCCGTTGCTGCGGCGAATAAAGCCAATCAGGCGCACGTAATCGCTACCCAAGCCGCAGAGGAGGCCACCTGTGAAGCGGTCAAGCTGTGCAACGCGCTGCCACGGTAGCCCCTTGGGCGTCGTTCGAGGGGGTGAGCTTCTCACCCCCTTCATAGGACACCTAAAGCCAACCCGACCCACGAAAGGAAAACGACCAATGAAGACCGCAGAATATCTCACCGCCGACAGCCTCCCGCCGACCCTTGACTGGGAAGACGAACCCACCCTCCCGGATGCGTTTGCCAAGCTCAGCCCCTCGGATTTCGCGAGGCTGTGGGACGAGCAACCTAGGGCATTCGCCCGATTGATGGAGGTGGAGATATGAGCCGTGCCGAGGCTGTACAGCGAGCCGTCGAGCTGGCGGGGACACGCGATGTGGCTTGGTTTCAAGGGCGTCCATCCATATCCGAGGATTCGCCCCGTGAGGCATTGATCGCTTTCCTCGTTTGGAACGACGGTAACGGCATCTGGACCGACGACGACCTCATCTGTGAGGGATTGGAGCCGATGACCCTTGACGAGGCTTGGGAAGCCATCGGGAGTCTTCTATCAGACGCGATGGATTGAACGCCCTTCGAGGGGGGATCTACGGATCCCCCCTTCATAGGACGCCCAATTCAAACCCGACCGAAAGGAAACCCGACCATGAAGACCATCCACGTTACCATTGAGCTTGTGAACGACGACGGCGAGCCGGAGGCGTTCGAGGTCCCGGCCTGTTACGAGGTCTGCGGGCGCTGCATGGGCGAGGGTCGATACGTTGACCCGCGATTCGACGGTCATGGGATCACTGAGCGCGAGTTCTCCGAGGAGTGGAGCGACGACGAGCGCGCCGCTTATTTCGCTGGCCGTTATGACGTGACGTGTTCTGTTTGTTCCGGCCTCCGCGTTGTTCGGGTCATCGACCGTGACAGTGTCGAACCGGAACTCCTCGCACGGATTGACGAGAGGGCGCGCGAGGAAGAATTGTATCGGCAAATGGTCGCCGCTGAGCGACGGATGGGGGCTTAACCCGTTGATGGAAGATTGAACGCCCTTCGAGGGGTCATCTTCGGATGACCCCTTCATAGGACGCCCAATTTAATACTTGACCGCTTTACCGAAGTAAAGTAAACTAGCTTATCAGTTGGCAATCACGCCAAGCAACCAACCAACAAAGGAGCCGACCATGCGATTCAATAAAACCCTCAAGATCGAAAATGCACTTTCAAATGACCCCACCCGGCCGCATATCGCGAACGCTTGGTATGACGTAGAGAACAAGACGTTGACCGCTACCGACGGCCACCGTTTGACCCGGATTGCCGTCACCGTCGATGAAGGCGATCACACTGGATGGATTACTGCCGATGCAATCAAGGCAGCTCGGAAGGCGGTCCCGAAGAGGGTGGACGATGCCCAGATTCTCGCCAATGGGGCGCTCGTTATTCCCAAGGGCCCAACGTTTGCACGGCCCTCGGATGAGGTGAAGCCACCACCGTTTGACCAGGTTATCCCGGACCCCTACAGCGAGACCGAGACTACCCGGAAGCGCTCCGAGTTTTTCGGAATCAATCCCGACTATCTGTCCGACGCCATGGCGGCAATGGGCGGGAAGGGTATCGCGATCTACCAGGCCGGTGGGAATCTCGACCCTGTGATCGTCACTCCGCGGCCATGGAAGAGCCAGGCGGAGTTCGAGCAATTGAAGCGCGAGTCTATCACCGTCGTCATGCCGATGCGCCTTTAGGCGTCGTTCGAGGGGGGATCTTCGGATCCCCCCTTCATAGGACACCTAAAGCCAACCAACCAACAAAGGAACCGACCATGAACAAACATCGACTTGAGACCATCGCCAGGCTTGCCAGGCTGGGATTTTCCGACCGTGATGTGGATACTCTCATCCGTGCATCGGCAACGCTCCACACTTGGGCAGAGCACGAGTGCAACGGCGCCATTCAGCGCGACGAAGAAACGGGTAGACCCTACTGGCATTCGACCTACGACGGCCGGCGGTTCTCGAGAACCTCGGACCGGGAGACCGGAGCTTTGAAGCGCGCACGCGCTATTGTCGAGGCCCACGGTTTCACCCTGTACCATCAGGGCGATCCGCGCGGTTGTTCGCTCTATATCCTCCGGCCGGGAGATGTGCCGGAAGGCGGGAACCCCGATTCCTACTACTACCGGGGAATGGCGGTGGTCCCATGAAGAAAAGATACCGCTTCGAGGCGCGCGATCAATACTACGGACACTGGTCCGAGGAATGCGCCGGACAACAGGACGAGAGCAATTACGTGGATAGCCGCGAAGAGGCGGAATCCATGCTTGGCGAACTCGCGGCCGTGCTTGGCATCCCGGTTAAGGATGTTCGCGTTGTCGAGGTGGTCCCATGATGGCCCACGAAATCGCGGATTGGATCGTCGGCATTATGGGAATGGACGCCAGGCGTACCGTCTCGTTTAACCTTGATCGGGAGTTCGCCGATCTAGAGCTCGTGGCCGCTTTCCTGGCTAACGCTGGACTTGGCGCGACCATCGACGGTAGGATCCTTACCGTCACATACGAGGTCGAACCGTGATCTACGTTCTCGTCGCACTGATTGTCCTAACCTACCTCGACCAACGATAATTTCGCCGCGCGGTTTAAGCCTTTGGTCGGGCTCCTTTCCCGCGTGAAAACTGCCGCCCGTCAGGCGATACGGGCAACTTTTCAACCCAAGGAGCAAGCAAATGACAACGATTTACTCAACCAACCCCCAGGGCACCCCGGAATGGCGCGCAGAACGCGCCGGCAAGCTCACGGCATCGCGATTCAAGGATCTGACAGCGACCCTCAAGAACGGCACCCCGGCCGCATCGAGGGCCACTGTGATCGCCGCCTGTACCGTCGAGCGACTGACCGGCCACCCGGACGATGGGGTATTTGTGACTGAGGCAATGCGCCGAGGTTCCGAGCTGGAACCGGTAGCACGGGAGGCCTACGTCCATCACACGGGTAACGCGGTTGCCCTTGCAGGGTTCGCCCAGCGCACCGATTGTCCCTATGTGGGCGCATCAGTCGATGGTCTCGTAGGTGGCGACGGGATGATTGAGATCAAGTGCCCGGCGTCCATGCAAAAACACCTCGACGCGCTTTTGACTGGCGCCCATGCGGTCGAGTACCAGGCGCAGATCCAAGGTTGCCTTTGGATCACCGGGCGCCAATGGTGCGATGCCGTTTCGTACGATCCCCGATTCGGGGAGCTGGCGCTTGCCATCGTTCGAGTCCAACGGGACGAAGCCTTCATCACCACGCTTGCCGCCACCTGCGCGGCGGCAAATGATGAGGTGGACGAAAACGTCAAGACCCTGAAAGCGCAGATCGCGAAATCCTCGGATTGGGGCGCCTAGTCCGTGTGACCTTGGAGCGCCCGCCGTGCCTCCCGCATGATGATCCGACGGATCCAGCTTGAGATCGTCGGCCTATCCGGGAGTGCCAACCTCGCGCGCTCCAGGGTCTCTGTCTGATCCGCATCGAGCTTGATCGCTACCGTCCGACCCTTCGGTTTCACCGGTTCCGGAGGTTGTGTTTTGATAGAGTTTTTCGCAATGTTTTGTGAATAAATGTTTGACATTAACCGGTAGATTATGATAGAAAACGCAAGTACTCAACAACAAAAAGGAGAAAGACCCGTGGCATACGGAAAAGAACTCAGGACGGCCCTTCAAGCATTCCGCGCTGGCGTTAAGCCAGCATTGAAGACGGCGAAAAACGACCACTTCCGCTCGAAATACGCGCCCCTGGATGAAGTGATGGAGGCTTTCAAGGATGCGCTCCACGCCGCTGGGCTGGTCGTCGAACAATGGACCCACGAGAGCGAGACGGCGACGTTCCTTCACACCCGGATTATCCACGTCGAGACCGGCGACATGACAGAGGAGTCGGTTTGCCGTCTTCGCATCCCGTCCGGACGTGACGACATGCCGAGCCTTGGATCGGCGCAAACGTACGCCCGCCGGCAACAGCTCCTGCTTGCCGCGATGATCGCACCCGAGGATGACGACGGCCAAAGCATCATGGCGGCGCCCCCGGCAAAGGCGGCTGCGGCTGCTCCGGTGAACCTTGACGCCGAAATGACGGCCGATACCCGGGCCGAGATCGCCCGGTTGTTTCGAGGGCTCAAGATGACCACGGCCGAGGTTGAAACCGTGTGCAAAAAAGCTGTCGGCAAGGGCAAGCCGACCGAGGCGAGTCCCTGGACCGAGGGCGAGGGGAAGAAGCTCGTGGCCGAGTTGAAGAAAATCGAGGGGGCCGGGTCGTGAGATTCCACACCGAGCCGGGGCACTGTCACCAATGCGGGAGCCGCATCAAGCTGCAACGGTGGCACCCGGACGACGATGTGGGGCCATTCTGCGATGAACGATGCGCCCGCGAGTTTGGCGACGAGGAAGACGACGAGGGCGAAGAGGAAGACGAGGAATAAATGCAACTTACGCTTGTGAGGCCGCCGGCCACCGAACCACGCGATCCAATGGGACACCTGCGCGACTACCAGCGCGCAAGCGTCCTTGGGGTCGAGACTTCGCTTGGCCGCGCGGACTCGGCGCTCCTGGTCCTGGCCACGGGATTAGGTAAATGTCTGGGGCGCGGTACGGGCGTTATGCTCTCTGACGGTCGCGTCGTTCCCGTTGAGGATGTTCGCGTCGGGCATCGCCTCATGGGCCCAGATGGCCGACCGAGGAATGTCCTTAGCACCACTCGTGGCACTGGTCCCTTGTATCGAATCGTCCCGGTGAAGGGAGATCCTTGGATTTGCAACGACGCCCATGTGTTGACTCTAAAGCACACCGTCACGGGAGATGTGGTTGATATCGCTTTGCCGGATTATCTGCGCAAGGACAGGACATTTCGCCATGTGATGAAGCAGTTTGCCGTGCCCGTTGAAGCATTTGAAAACGGCCGGACCGAGCTCTCCGTGGACCCGTATTTCCTGGGTGTCTGGCTTGGAGATGGCCGCAAGGATCTTTCCCAGGGGGTCCAAGTCTCAAAGCCTGATGTGGAAATCAGGAATGCGTGTGAGTCGATGGCAACGTCGTGGGGACTCGCTCTCAGGGTCGACAATTACAAGTCGTGTCCGACCTACAGGATCGTTACTGAGGGAAGAAGAAACCCACTCAAGGACGAGATGGTGTCCTTGATGGATGGAACGCCGCGCGTTCCGCCCGTCTACTTGACGGCGGCTCGCCATCATCGGCTTGCATTGTTGGCTGGCTTCCTGGACACGGACGGCTATGCGACCGGCGGCGGATGTGAGTTTGTCCAAAAGTCAAAGGACATCGCGCAAGGCATGGTTTTTGTCGCCCGTTCCCTTGGGCTCAAAGCTGTTGTCTCCACGAAGACTGTCGGCCACGGCGATTATGTCAGGGTGTTCTTGTCCGGCGACTTCTCGGAAGTTCCATTTAGAATCAAGAGAAAAAAGCCCGAGGCAAGGCGCATAAACAAAGATCCGTTGCGCACGGGAATTTCGGTGGAGCCATTTGGCGACGGTGAATACTTCGGGTTCACTCTTGATGGGGACGGGAGGTTTCTACTTGGGGACTTCACCGTTACCCATAACACCGAAACGGCTATCGCCGTAGGGGCTCGCCATCTCGCCGCCAACCCGGAGGGCCAGGTAGCGGTTCTCGCTGGCCGACAGGGGCTGGTGACGCAATTTGCGGAGCGCATCAAGCGCACCACCGGAGAGGAGGCCGAGATCGAAATGGGCGCCATCCGGTCGTTGCACTCCCGGTGGATCGTGTGCTCAAAGGACTCGCTCCACGCTGGACGCCTCAAGGGCATTCCGCACCTCAAGCCGTCGCTGGTAATCGTCGATGAGGCCCACCACGCCGCGGCCGACTCCTACAAGAAGGTGCTCGAACACTTCGGAACGAAGACACTCGGACTCACCGCTACCCCAGATCGGGCCGATGAAAAGGCGCTCGGAGCTGTGTTTGATGAGGTTGCCTACCAGTACGAGATCGACGACGGCATTAGGGACGGTTGGCTTGTCCCCATCAAGGTCTTCCGTTGCGTCGTTGACTCCCTGGATTTTTCATCGGTCAAGACCACCGCGGGAGACTTCAACCAGGCCGAGCTCGACGCCCTGATGAAGGTCGAACAGGTAGCCCACAAGACGGTGCAGGTCGCACTTCAACACGGCGCCGAGAAAGCCCGGGGACTCGTGTTTACCACCAGCATCGAGAACGCCGACCTGCTCACGGAGGTATTCAACCACTACGCTCCCAAGTCCGCCGTATCGGTGGATTCCCGAAAGAAACCCGAGGACAACGCCCGGGCGTTCGCCGCCCACAAGTCCGGCGACGCTAAATGGATGGTCAACGTCGGGATGTATACCGAGGGCATGGACGATCCAGCGATTGACTTCATCGTAATGGCTCGCCCGACGAAATCCCGTGCGCTCTACGCCCAGTGCCTCGGTCGCGGCACCCGAACGCTGCCCGGAACAGTAACGCCCGCCATGAGCACGGCAGAGCGCCTGGAAGCTATCGCTGCAAGCGCAAAGCCCTGCGCCGTGGTGCTGGACATTTCGGGCACCGCAGGGCGCCACAAGCTCGTGGGACCGGAGGACGTGCTGGGCGGCAAGTACCCCGAGAGCTTGATTGCCAAGGCGAAGCGCAAGATCGCCGCATCCGGCAAGGTGGTCAACGTCGAGATGGCACTGGACTACCTGCGCCGCCAAGCTGAGATTGCCAAGCGGCAGAAGATCCGCGATGCCGCAAAGGTAATGGCCAAAGTCGGATCTCGCCTCGAAGCGGTGGACCCATTCACGACGTTTGGGGTCGATGCTCCAAATTCATGGGGCGAACCCAACCGATACGGCTTCAAGCGCCCCACTCCAAGGATGGTCGAGGTCTTGAGGAAGATCGGAATCGAGCCGACCAGTAAATTGTCTCACCGGGAAGCGTCTGCGCTCTTGACCGAGATGTCCCGCCGACGAGAACAAGGCCTCGCCACGTTCAAACAGCTTCGTACCCTGCGGCGTGCCGGCATCGTGGACTGCGCCAAGTGGTCTTTCATCAAGGCAAGCCGGACCATCGACGAGCTGGCAAAGGCAGGTTGGCGAATGTCCGCCGACCGCGTTCGAGAACTCGAAGCAACCGTGAGGGATATGGAATGAGCAACGTCAGCGGCATTGGATTCGGCGACGGCAACGGCGATGGATTCGGCGACGGCAACGGCGATGGCTACGGCTACGGCGGCGGAGACGGCGGAGCCGGCAACGGTAACGGCGGAGCCGGCAACGGTAACGGCTCCGGTGATGGCAACGGAAGCGGCAGCGGCGGAGGCGGCGGTAACGGCGGCGGCAGCGGTAGCGGCAACAGCGGCGGCGGCGGCAGGGGCAGCGGGGGCGGATACGGCAACGGCATAGGCCACGGTAGGGGCAACGTCAGCGGCATTGGATACGGCGACGGTAACGGCGACGGCAGAGGCTTCAACTACGAGTCAGCAACGCGGAGGGCGCGATGAAACCCGCTGAAAACGAAGTGACGTACTACGGTCACGGCCACGGCGATGGCATGGGCGGAGGCGGATACGGCAACGGCGACGGAGGCGGCAGGGGCGAAGGTAGCGGCGACGGAAGAGGCAACGGCTGCGGCGGTGGCGACGGCATCGGCGACGGCTTCGGTAGTGGATGGGGCGGCGGGAGCGGCAGCGGGGGCGGCTCCAAATACGGCTTTGGCTGGGACTACAAATCATCGACGCGGAGGGCGAAAGAATGAGCGACGACGACTGGGGCATTGATGTCGAGCACGAGGAACCGGAAGTAGATCCTGCTTCCACCCGATTCATGGCCGACAAGCGGGCGCAAGCTCTCCACACCCGAAGGGTCGATAACGTCGAGGCGCAAATCCGGGCAAACCGCCCTGGCTGGAAGCTGATTTCGTCGTGGCCCCACCTTCGGCTCTGGGAAACCGATCAATTCACTTACGCCGCCCATTCGGACGGCAAACCATTCATCGTGTCGGCGGTTATGCCGCGAGAAGGAAAGAAATGAGCATCGAGAAGTGGGGGCTTGAAGTCAGCGATGCGCAAATGCTTCGCGTGAAGTTCGAGGCCAAGCGATGGAAGGACATTGCTGTCTTGGCAAAGTCGCTGGCGAACATCCTGAGAAAGTCGGAGGGCCGGCTGAACACCGATTCCGCCGTGGTGATGCTGCATCAGGTGGCCGAGCTTGCGAAGAATTGCACGCCAGTTGCCATATGCCCATGGTGCAACGCCGACGGTGGCGAATGTTCGAGGTGCATGGGGACCGGTGCTATCGGTCCGTTGTTGATGGACGCTGCAAAGGAGATGAAGAAATGAACAAGACCTATGGGAAATACGATTCGCTCAAGGCTATTTCTGAATCGGAACAAGGGTATTACAACCTCGGCCAGATCCACGGCGACAAGTGCGGCTTTCTGCGCGGGACACTCGCAGCGATGAAGCTCATTGCGCTTGAGGGAGATCGCTTGTCGAAAGAGGGGGACTTCAAAGCCGCCGAGTTGGCGAATGAGTTTGTGGAAAAACTCAGGGCGACCATCGAGCCAAAGCGGAATGGGCCAGTGCAATGAGCACGCGCTACGGTCACGGCAACGGTGACGGCTGCGGCGACGGCTACGGCTTCGGTTTCGGCTACGGCAGCGGAAGCGGAAGCGGACACGGCATGGGCACCGGCGACGGCAGGGGCAGCGGATACAACTACAAATCAGCAACACGAACAACAGAGGGCAAAATGAGCACGAGCACGAAGAAGAAGATCACGAAGACCAAAACCAAGGCCAAGAAAGCAACCAAGAGAGCAACCGCGAAGAACCACCTCGGCAAGCTGGTTATCCTGCGCGGCTACCTGTCCGGTGTCCACATCGCGATCCTGCGCGACTACGGTCGGAAAACAGGGTGGATCCGAGTAGATGGGGCTCGACGGCTCTGGTCCTGGCAGGGCGCAACCACGCTCGATGCGATCAGCCGCAACGGAGCGGCGGAGACAGGGTGCCGCGTGACAGAAGCTGTCGATGACCTCGAGATCAAAGTATCGGACGTGTGCGAGATTTACCCGATGTCCGAAAAGGCGATCGCATGGGTGAATCGTCAACCGGTGTGGACGCTGTAAGCAGACTGGCATCCCGTGCGTGCGCTCACAGATCGGCGCACGGGACCGAGGGCAACACGATGAAAAAAACGCATTACGGAGGCGGCGAGGGCGGCGGCTACGACTACAAATCCGCGACGCGGAAGGCGCAACGATGAGCGACGAAACGCATTACGGTGACGGCATCGGCGGCGGCAGCGGCAGCGGCGACGGAATCGGCTACGGCGACGGATTCTGCAGCGGCGACGGAAGAGGCAGAGGCAGCGGCGAGGCCGACGGCAGTGGCAGGGGCCACGGTAGCGGCATGTGCATGGGCAGCGGCAGCGGCGACGGTAGGGGCGGGGTGGGCTTCGACTACAAATCGGCAACACGGAAGGCGCAACGATGAGCGACGCAGAAACACACTACGGCAGCGGTAGCGGTAGCGGCAGCGGAGGCAGTAGCGG